TACTGTTGATCAGTGTTTTTTCGTAATCAGAAAAAGCCATGGAGTAAGATTTGATGAAATAACATTTGACGACTTCCACCTTCATGCTGAAGATTATTGCCAATCATGCAGATTAAAAACTTCACTCCCAGTGTTTAGCATAAGAACAAACTCAAAAGAATCAAGCCCACTCTCTAGGGATGATTCTATGTCTAAATATTTAAACCACCACTCAGCTACATGCAACAAAGAGGGATATGCTTGGGGTAAATATTGGCACTATAGAGAAAAACTTGAAGACAAATACCCCAATATAAAGACAACTTAAAATGAAAAAAATTTGGTATGCTCCATATAAGTTTCAATCATATGGAGAGGAAGAAATACAAGCTGTAGAGCGATCCCTTAGGTCTGGTTGGCTTGGAGGTCAAGGACCCTTATCTTCTAAATTTGAAGAAAAAATTGCTGCTAAGTTTGGAAAAAAATATGGGGTCTTTGTTAACTCTGGATCTTCTGCCTGCCTATTGGCTCTTGCGTCTACAGGTTTACCAAAAGGTTCAAAGGTTATTACTCCAGCCTGTACTTTTTCTACAACTCTTGCGCCAATTATTCAACTAGGTTACGAACCAGTCTTTGTAGATGTGGGGCTGAAATCTTATAACGTTCAGGTTGATGAGATTATTAGCGCGATTACACCATCGGTTAAATGCTTAATGATTCCAAACCTTATTGGCAACAAACCAGATTGGAAAAAGATCAGTGATGCAATTAAGCTCTTGGGCAGAAAAGACATTGTATTAATTGAAGACTCTGCTGACACTATTACTCACACAAAATATACCGATATTTCAACCACCAGTTTTTATGCTTCTCATGTGATCACAGCTGGCGGGGTCGGCGGAATGGTCATGTTTAACAGCTCAGATCATGTTAAGCGTTGTTTGCAGTATCGTGACTGGGGCAGGGTTGGTGACGACTCCGAGGTAGTCGATGATAGATTTAATCACAATGTTGATGGTATTCCTTATGATCATAAGTTTCTTTACGGTGTGCTTGGATACCACATGAAGTGCTGTGAAATGAATGCAGCCTTTGGGCTTGTTCAATTAAAAAGGTTTGATGAGTTTTCTCGAATAAGAAGAATGAATTTTGAAAGATATTTAGAAAACCTTCGAGGTGTGGGAGATTTGATTCTTCCCGATGATTCAAAAAAACCTAACTGGTTGGCGATCCCTTTGCAGACTTCTCGTCGTCTTGAATTGCTAACCTTTTTAGAAGATAACAACATTCAGACTAGGGTAACTTTTGCTGGAAATGTAACAAGGCACCCCGCTTACAGAAAGTACTTGCAGGATTTTAAAAACTCAGATGACATTATGCGAAATGGATTTCTTCTTGGGGCTCATCACGGAATGAGCATTGAGGACGTGGATTATGTTTGTGACAGAATAAAAGAATTTTTTAATTCATGAATGTTCTTGTTTTGGGCGATGGACTGCTTGGTTCCGAGCTTTGCAGATTAAATGGATGGGACTTTGTTTCTAGATCAAGGCATGGCTTTGACATTAGACACGAATCCACTTATTTAAAAATCACCCCTTTCGCTGGATATACTATTGTAAACTGCATAGCCAACACGGATACTTACTCTAAAAACAAGGATGCTATTTGGGAGGTCAATATATCTGGCACTAGAAAGCTAATTGATTTTTGTAATAAATGGGGCGCAAAACTTGTTCATATATCTTCAGATTACGTATATACTAACTCTAAATCATGTGCAACAGAGGAAGATGTGCCTGTACACAATCAAAGTTGGTATGGATATAGCAAATTGGTTTCTGACGCTATGGTCCAAGAATATGCCCATAAAAACCTGGTAATTAGGTGTACTCATAAACCAATTCCTTTTCCCTTCAAAGAAGCTTGGGTTGATCAAGTAGGAAATTTTGACTATGTAGATAAAATTGCCGACATGTGCTCAAAGCTTATATTAAACAACGCAACTGGAGTTTACAATGTTGGAACTGAATTAAAGAGTATTTATGATTTAGCGCAAAAAACAAGCAATGCTAATTCTTGCCTTAGACCCCCCTTGTCTCCATCTAATGTAACAATGGATGTTTCAAAAATTAAATTTTTTATAGGTGAGCTTAATTAACGTCAATGGATATGAAACTAAAGGGATTAAGATCGACCCTAACGGTACAGAGGGAGACCTCCTCGAACTCCATGGGCTACTCGTGGTACTTCCAAAGAAACCGCGCAGATCGGAAATTCTCTTCCATGACCTACCAAAGGCAATGCAGCTGTGGCAACACATACCTATGCCAGAGGAATTGCAGCGCATACGCAGTATGGATGAGTGGCTCGAAAAACCTGCCGAGTTTCGGAAGAAGTTTCATTCTTACATCGAACAGGAGTTTCAGCGTAGGCGTGACGGTGTTTGGTTTTACAATAATGGGGTCCCTACGTATATTACAGGGCGACACTATATGTTTCTACAATGGTCTAAAATTGATATCGGATATCCATCATACCTTGCTTTCCAGAAAGAAATCTTTCTCCACATGGCTGCGTGCGAAGCTGATCCTCGTTGTTTCGGTCAGCTTTATACTAAGTGTCGTCGTTCTGGCTACACTAATATATGCTCTTCTGTCCTTGTTGACGAGGCTAGTCAGGTTAAGGAGAAGCTTCTCGGCATTCAGTCAAAGACTGGTAAGGACGCGCAGGAGAACATTTTCATGAAGAAAACAGTCGCGATATTTCGCGGCTACCCCTTCTTCTTTAAGCCCATTCAGGATGGTACTACGAATCCAAGAATGGAGCTGGCATTTCGTGAGCCATCGAAACGAATCACAAAGAAGAACAAGACATCGAATAAGGGGGATGCACTGAACACAGTGATCAACTGGAAGAACACTACTAATAACGCATATGATGGGGAGAAGCTACACATGCTGTACCTTGATGAGGCGGGTAAGTGGGAGAGGCCGTCGGACATAAGGGAGGCGTGGAGGATTGAAAGAACCTGCCTCATTGTGGGTAAGCGCATCGTGGGCAAGGCTATGGTTGGTAGTACGGTAAATCCCATGGATAAGGGGGGTGAGGAGTACAGGGCCCTGTGGGCCGATTCAGACCCTAATGAGAGGAATAATAATGGCAGGACACGTTCAGGCCTGTACAGAATATTCATACCAGCTTATGATGCCCTGGAGGGATTCTTCGATAAGTACGGTAACCCCGTTGTTGATGATCCAGATAAAGTCCTGGATGGTGTTGATGGTTTGCCAGTTGATCAGGGTAGTAAGACCTACTTGAAGAATGAACGTAAGTCATTCAAGGATGACCCATCGGAGCTTAATGAGATTATTCGTCAATTCCCATTCACGGAGGATGAGGCCTTCAGGGATAGTATTGATGGGGCTCTCTTTAATATCGGGAAGATATACCAGCAGATTGAGAGCAATGACGATCTCTACCCTAATCCAGTTGTTAGGGGTAACTTCATATGGAAGCGAAGGGATGAGGAGGTGGTGTTCTCGCCAGACCCAAATGGTAGGTTCCATGTGGCCTGGCTACCACCAGATCATCTGGCAAATAAAAAGGCTGAGGAGAAGGGCAAGAAGATACCACCAAATAAGCACGTTGGGGTGGGTGGGGTTGACTCCTATGACCTGGATGTAACTGTTGATGGTAGAGGATCCAAGGGGGCGCTACATATGTACAATAAGTTCAGTATGGATGCCCCAGCTAATATGTTCGTGGTTGAGTATGCATCACGCCCTGACTTAGCCAGCATATTCTATGAGGATGTGCTCATGTGCGCCTTCTATTATGGCTATCCATTGCTTATAGAGAACAACAAGTATGGCATCGCAAGGTACTTTGAATCAAGGGGTTATGATGGGTACTTAATGGATAGACCAGAACACTTGAAGTCATCCAGTACCTCCAACGTAAGAACCAAGGGCATACCATCAAACTCTCAGGATGTTATTCAATCACATGCCCATGCGATTGAGGCTTACATACATGAGCATGTGGGGGTCAATCTAGAAACTGGTGAGATGGGGAGCATGTACTTTAACCGAACCCTTGAGGATTGGATTGGGTATAAGATTGATAAGCGAACAAAGTTTGACTTAACCATTAGTTCTGGTTTGGCACTGCTTGCGGCACAGAAGTATAAAAAAGAAAAACCAATTGCGGACTTCTCTGAGAAGCGGTTTTTCAGGAGATATAAGGTCTAGCGCGGATTTCCTATATTTGCAAAATACGCGTAGACTGCAAATATTTCCATGGATAATATTAATACTAAGAAGAAAGGTACTTCTTTCCCAGACCCCTTGGCGGATGTGTCCAAGAAGGAGAGCAAGGAGTACGGGTTGCAGTATGCTAAAGCAATAGAGTCTCAGTGGGGAAAAGCTACCGAGGCTAATTCTTTATTCGGGAAGAGGGCCTCTAAATTTGAGAAGAATAGAGATTACGCTAATGGTGTACAGGACACAGGCATATATAAGAAGCTTCTGAGATCCCTCGACCCGAATGATGGGGATGGTAGCTTAATGAATCTGGATTACACCCCAGTTCCTATTCTGCCTAAGTTTGTTCGAGTGGTGGTGAATAAGATTCTCTCCAGGGACCCCTACCCAAATCTGGAGGCTGTTGATCCACTATCATCATCAGATAAGAACAGAAAGAAGAGACGCATTGAGCGTCAGATGCAGGCGAAGGAGCAGCTACAGAAGCTGAAGGAGAAGTCTGGGATGGTGATCGACATTGATCCCGATCAACTCCCAGAGAGTGAGGAAGAGATGGAAATATTCATGGGGACTAATGTCAAAACTGATGCTGAGATTGCAGCACAGATTGGCACCAACATGACGCTCTCATGGAATGACTTCAATGACACCACCCTTCGGCGCTGCGTGAATGACTTGGTTGCTATTGGCATGGCAGTAACCAAGCGCAGTAACGACCCCAATGAGGGGATTAAGGTGGATTACGTGGATCCACTCAACTTTATACACAGCTACACAGAGGATCCAAACTTCAAGGATATTATCTATGCTGGTCACGTTAAGCGCATCTCAATTGCTGAGTTGAAGCGTCTGGCTGGTCATGAACTGGATGAGGAGAAGTTTAAGGATATCGCCACGAGCGTAAGGAATAAGTTTGGTAATGACCCAGCCTTCCTGAACACATCAAGTTACAACAGGCGATTACAGCGTAATGAGTATGGGTATGATGAGTACATGCTGGATGTGCTTGATTTTGAGTTCATATCTGTGGATTGCATTTACTTCGAGGAGAAGGAGAATAGGTTTGGAAACACGAACTTCTTCATGAAGGGCTTTGATTATGAGCCAAAGCAGGGTAGTGTTTTCCAGCGAACCCCACACAAGATGGAGGTGAACACCGTGTATGCTGGAAGCTACGTGGTGGGTAGTGATATCATCTTCAATTACGGTAGAGCAAAGAACACGCCTAAGAACCTTCAGGATATCTCCAAGGCTCGTATGTCATACTCTGTGGTCTCAACCAACCTCAGATCTATGATGCCGAAATCCATGGTGGATTCATGCGTTGGGTTTGCGGACATGCTTCAGCTCACGCACTTGAAGATTCAGCAGGCTATCGCTAAGGCAAAGCCAGATGGGTTGATTATTGATATTGAGGGATTGGAGAATGTTCAGCTTGGTAAGGGTGGGGAGCTTCAGCCACTGGAGCTTCATGATATTTACGAGCAAACTGGGGTGTTCTATTACAGAAGTAAGAACCCAGAGGGTGGATTCCAGAACCCTCCTGTGAGAGAGATAGGGAATACTATAAGGAACATAAACGAGCTTATTGGTCTCTATAATCATTACTTAAGGATGATTCGTGATGCCACAGGGGTTAATGAGATGATGGATGCCTCCACCCCTAAGGGTGATACACTCGTGGGGGTTCAGCAGCAAGCCATTGCAGCTGGGAATAATGCCATTTACGACATCACGAATGCCTCCATGGTGCTCTTCAAGAGGGTTTGCGAGGATATCGTTAAGTGCTTACAGATTATACCGCCAGACTCTGTTCTCTTCAATATCTACGCAAATGCTGTTGGTAAGGAGAATATGGCTGTGCTCTCCTCATTCAGTAACCTCCCCATGTACAACTTCGGTGTTCAGGTGGTGAAGGAGATGGAGGATCAGGATCGGGCCTACCTGGAGCAGAACATACAAATGTCCATTCAGCAGAGGGAGCTTGATATTGAGGATGCTATTGCCATCAGACAGCTTAAGGACGTTAATCAGGCTGAGCGACTCCTGGTGGTTCGCAGGAAGAAGCGAATGGCACGTAATCAACAAATCGCCATGCAGAACTCTCAGCAGCAGGCTCAGATTCAGCAGGCCTCAGCCCAGGCTACTTCTCAGGCCAAGATGCAGGAGCTTCAGGCTCAGGCTCAGCTGGAGGCTCAGAGGATGCAACTGGAGGCTCAGCTGGAGGCTCAGCTAGAGCAGATGAAGCATGAGTACAGGAAGGAGATTGAGATGATTAAGGCACAGGCCCTTCTCGGCATGCGATCCGATGATCAGGACTTTAAGGAGAAGATTGAGGTGTTTAAGGAGAATAGCAAGGATGTTCGGGTTAAGAAGCAGGCTGTTGAGCAGAGTAAGTTGATTGCTCAGAGGGAGGGGCAAAGGGGGGAGTTAGAACAACCAATGAATCAATTAATGTAATATGGCTCAGAAAGCAAACTTAGATGTATCAGAAAGGCTGGACATCTCCTGTAAAAGGGGGGACTCGTTTGAGTTATTCCTGAACCTGAAGGATAGCGCTGGGGAGAACCTACCACTCTTAACGGATGAGTATGAGTTCATCATACAGGTAAAAACTCCAAACGCTCAGCAGCAATTACCGAATCAGGTATCTACGACACCACAAACCAGAACGCTCATTGCCGCCTCTGCTCTTAATGAGTCAGAAACAAAGGGGGTGTCTGAGACAAAGCAAGCGGACGCACCAATATTCACATTTGATGAAATTGATGATCTTGGCAATGTGGTTCTAAAGGCCACTGCTGACTCCACCTCCAGATTACCTGTTGGTAGGTTTGTTTATGATCTCCAGTACAAAGTGCTTGTTAATGGATTCTCTAAAGTAACCACGATCCTTAGAGGGAACTTCACAGTTAAGGAGGATATCTCAACCGCAGTATAATGGCAAAGCTTACGGTCACTTTAGAGAGAAAGGGACCTCAGGGCGATAAAGGCGACACTGGGGTTGGGGTGCAATCAACTGTGGATAATGGTGATGGCACGTTTACAGTAAATTACACGGACGGTACTTCCTTCACAACCTCTGACTTCACTGGCCCGCAAGGAGCTCAAGGAATTCAGGGTATTCAGGGTATTCAAGGGGAGACGGGTCCTCAAGGTGATACGGGATCGCAGGGGCCTCAGGGTGTGCAGGGGGAGACTGGTGCCACTGGCGCCACTGGACCGCAGGGGGAAACAGGCGCTACTGGACCGCAAGGCCCCCAGGGCGTTCAAGGTGAGACAGGGGCCACGGGCCCTCAGGGCATTCAGGGCATTCAGGGTCCAGCAGGGGATATCTCTACTTCCAGTATAGATGATCTCACCGACGTAGACACCACCACGGTAGCGCCTAGTGACGGCCAGGCTTTGGTGTGGGATGACGCGAACAGTCAATGGGAGCCAGGAAGCATTTCTTCGTTCACTGAGCTTAGTTCAGTGAACTATTGGTTTTATGACGGAAAGTTTTATGACAGCGATGATCATGGTCAAAGCAATCCGCTTGGGCTTTACTTCAAGTCAGACGGAACAAAAATGTATATCGTTGGTGGAGGAACCGATGATGTAAAAGAATATTCGCTTTCTACCGCCTGGGACCCAAGCACAGCTACATTTACGCAGAGTCAATACCTTTCTCCTACGCCACAGTGTTGTTATATATCCCCTGATGGAAGTAAATTCTTCTGGGCTGACTCAAACACCAGGAGAGTGTATTATGCAACCATGGATACCGCGTGGGATGTATCTGATGACTCATGGACCAAGTACTACAACAACAACGACTCCCTA